AATATCATTCTACATGAAAACCCTCTACGATTTCAGAAGGGATCTTCCCTGGTCAAAGATAAAAAACATAAAGGCATTCCCGTTCAACGAGTCCATTGAAAAACTTTCCCGCAAGGATTTGGGGAGAGTCATTGTGTATCAGATGAAGGCACTAATAGAACTCAAACAGCAGTTGGATGCAAAATCACCCGGTCTTGGGGGTAAATAATTTTTTTTCCATCCTTTTGAACGGAGGCTTGTTATCCATCAACTCTATATGATATCTGTTACCATGCTCATCATACTTGTTATAATATGTCGTTAATATTGCATCTACATCGGGATATTCCTGCTCTGATATGATCTCATTGTTCTCGTTTATCAGGTATACTGTACATTTTACCATAGGTTTATATGGAACATATCATATATAAGTCTCGTGGATCTTGAAAAACTCCCCGGAGTCGGCCCTGTAATGGCAAAGAAATTGAACGGGGTGGGAATATTTGAGGTACATCAGTTGTTATCACATGCACCGCACTGGATTGCAGACGAGACCGGAATGGACATAGTATCGACCGAGACGCTGTTCAGAAAGGCCAAGACCAAACTCGGAATCCCCCCATTTGTGTCGGGCGACGACATAAGGGAGGAGCGCAACGGCCTTGAACGCATATCAACGGGGACAAAGTGCCTTGACAAGCTTTTATCAGGCGGTCTGGAGCCGAGGGCCACTACGGAAATCTACGGGGAAAACGGCGTGGGTAAATCACAGTTCTGTCATACAATGGCAGTAGAAACGGTACATCAGACGGGCGGGAAGGTGGTATGGATTGATACCGAAGACACGTTCCGTCCAGAAAGAATAACCAGTATTGCAGGTTCCGTAAACCTTGAACCGGGTACGGCACTTGAGAACATCAAGGTTGCCAGGGTGTATAACAGCTCGGATCAAAAGCAGGCGTTAGAGGAGACAGAGCGAATCATTTCTTCTGAGAATGTCAGGCTGGTGATCATTGATTCTGCCACAGGGCTGTTCCGTTCCGAGTACATCGGGCGGGGAACCCTTGCAGATCGCCAGGGAAGACTCAACGAGTTCATGACGCTTGCAAGCAACATAGCACAGGTGTACGGGATCCCCGTGCTCCTTACCAACCAGATACAGACCAGTCCGGGAATCCTTTACGGTGATCCGAACAGACCCGTCGGAGGAAACATTGTCGGACACGAGTCAACGTACAGGATATATCTCCGCAAATCGGGGGGGTTCTCTGTGGCAAAACTGGTAAAATCCCCCCAGTCCGCCCAGACAGAAGTCATATTCGGGATTACAGATGCGGGGGTCGTCGACAAGGAGATAAAGGAGGAGCTTGACAAGGCAAAGAAAAAGGAGGCCAAGAAGCAATGAAGGCAAAGCTGTTTGTAAAGGACATTGACTTTCCCCTCCGTCTTCACGGACTGATGGAACAGGACATAAGGAAGATTGCCCAGAAGGTATCAAACGCGTTTGGCGGGGAAATAATTGTCAGTATCATCAACGGACGCAACCAGAGTTATCACAGATTCACACCGGAGGCAGTGACAAAGGAATGACATCGTGTAACGGTGAGGGGAGATCCGTAATGAGTGAATTAGAGACGACGTTAAAGTTAATGTTACAGACGTTTTACTTGGTAAAGACAGGTGATCTTATGAAGGACAACCCAAATCTTGTAAAACATCTGGTTACGATTTCTACTGACGAGGCATTCAAATTTCTCGACGATTCGGCCAAACTTCTAAGGGATCATATAAAGGAGAATACACAAAAATGAAAACCTCGTGGGCATATCGTCTAAAACACGCGCCGGTAAACAAGGCGGCTAGACTACAAATGGAAAGAGACTGTAGTTGTTGGAATACGTGTGCGGTAGGTGAGGCATGTGGATTTCCCACCGCCGCAGAGGGTCGTAGAATTGCAGAGACGGTTTCCCTAAGGGATGATATGGATTCGCTAGCGATTGCCGCAAATGACTTTACAACCCATGTAATGTTACAACGATATGACGAGGCACTCGAACAATGGAAGCGAATTCAAAATGAATATAAATACAATATTGATACACTGCGTAAGATGTTGAGAGAATCTTCAGTGTCACAGGATCACAAATCCACGCCTGACAATGTGGATAAATGACACTGAACATGCAGTTCGGGGAAACGTTGGTTAAAGTAAATTTATATGGAGTATGTCACAATCAATATCGTGCATACGTTACTACAGGCAATATATGATTATCTGGACGAGATAAAAGCGATAGACAAGGACGGTCTCCTGATGAAGCGTGATGTCGAACTGCTCAACAAAATTACCCCGATTCTGTCGGAGATCATGTACGGCAAACATACGCGCATTAAATAAAAAGGTTTATATTATGTATATATACCGTGTATCTTCATGAGTGAAGACAGATTTGAATGTAACCATGATTTCATAGAGCGTGAGGGGGATATTTGGAGTTGCAGGTTTTGTGAGGAAGAGTTCGTACTAGAACCCGAGTCATAATGAGTGACACGCCGATCATAAAGTCCCTGATACGCTCCCCCCGATATAAAACCGGACGGCACAGTACCAACCAGATATACAACGAGGACTGTCTTGAAACGCTGAAAAGGCTTCCTGACAAGTGTATCGACATGGTGCTTACATCCCCGCCGTACGATAAAATGAGGAATTTCGGTTCATTTGACATCGGCGGTATCGCGCGGGAGCTCAAACGTGTTCTGGTCAACGGGGCATGTATAGTATGGATAGTAGACGATTCCACCCATAACTTTGACAAGTCCGGTACAAGCTTCAGACATGCACTGGTATTCAAAGAGTCCGGTTTCAACCTGCTGGATACCATGATATACCAAAAGACCCCGCGCGGGGGAATCGGAAACATCTTCAAATACTGGAACAACTTTGACTTTATGTTCGTGTTTTCCAACGGCAAACCTACAACCGTAAACTGTATCATAGACAGGCCGACAAAAACAAAGCCGACTAAAAGGACACTGTACGGACGCAGGCGTGACGGCGGTACTCTTACCCAAGTCCCCTTAAAGGAAAACTGGGGAAAGTATGCAAGACGAACCAATATATGGTACTATCCGACGGGGGGAGGTCATGATACTGAAGACGACATTGCGTACAGTCATCCGGCAATATTCCCCGAAAGGCTTGCCGCAGATCACATACTGTCGTGGAGCAGGGAAGGTGATACGGTATACGATCCGTTCATGGGATCAGGGACAACGGCAAAAATGGCATATCTGCTGGGCAGGCGTTTTCTAGGCTCTGAAATCGAAAAGAAATATCTGGACATATGCCATACGCGTCTGAAAAACTATATTAATAGTCCCGACGAGAAGGATGCATGGTTAGAAAGGCACAAAAATATAAAGACACTGGTTACAAGTCAAGAGAAGAGATAATAGCAGAAAAAAACCGTCTAAAGGAGATCGTCATGAAGCATCAGGAGACCATGCTGTCTATATATGCCAAACTGGATGAAATCGTAGATGATCTTGAGGAAGAGGTGTTATTGACGGGCACAAGCGACTTTGAGGATGCAGATGCGGCAGTAGATTATCTCAACAGTCTAATAAAAAATAAATAGTATAAAAAAACCTCTTTTTTATGAGTTTTTTTAAAAAACTTTTTAATTTTTCCATAGTGTCTAAGGAGGAGCGGGAGGAGATGTCCCGCAATATGGAGATTATGAAGGCCGATCAGATGTTTTCTGAAGCCTATAAGAACGTACAGTATGACGAGGACGGAAGACCGCCCCTTGGAATGCCGTACCTTGACACCAGTACAGGGGCAAAGTATCCGCTCTGGAGGATTCCCCCCAGCAGGTTATACTGGCTGGCCGAAGAGGTCAGCGATTTCAGGGTGGTTCTGGACACGATACAGTGGGAGATATTCAAGAACGGTATCGTTATCAAACCCGCATTCAAGTACCGTTGTATGGAATGTTTCAAGGAGTTTACAGACATTCCAAGTCAGGAGTATATCCCGCTATCCCAGATGGATGGTGAACGCAAGGACATAAAGCTGGAATGCAACGAATGTGGAAATACCGATGAGAACAAGTTTGAAAAGCCTGATCCCGAGGGCAGGCGTATTTTGGCAGAATTCATGTCAAACCCTGTCAACGACAACGGGCAGCTTCTTCTGACTGTAGCAAGGCAGTCAGAATACGATCTTGATGTTGTAGACAGTTCATACACGTTAGTGTCACGCGACTACAAGACAAAGGCGATCCCCAAGGACTCTATGACGGGGGCGACGCGGGAGGTTGTAAGTGATACGTTAATCGAGATGCTCAGGATAAACCCGAGTACGGTATCCATTATCGCCGACGACGACGGCAAGCTGGGTTATACGCGGGACAGAAAGCCCGCATGGATATGTCCTGATTACAACCACAGATCAGAACTGCTGTCACAGCCGTACTGCAACACATGCGGTACAAAGGCGTTTACCGCGTTACTTGAGACCAGTATCGTGCCGTTTGGGCCGCCCGTATCAAACGTAAAACGCATGTATTATTCGCGTGAAGAGGTGGTCTGGATACCGAACAAGTTCAGACCCGATCTGTTATACGGTGTGTCAAACGCGGTTGCCATATGGAAGAAAATCCTGTCATTATATTATCAGGACGAATACCTGTGGAAATACTTTGACAAGAACCGTCCCCCCAAGTCATTGCTTGTCATGGGTAGCCGTAATCAGGAGTCTGTCAAGGCGTTCTGGAAGCGAAACCAGACGGGCGCAACGGTTGACCCGTACATGCCAAGACCGATCCTGCTGAATACCGAAAACGTGGGACAGGCTTTGGAATTCATTGATCTTACGCCCAACTTCAAGGAATTGGAACTGTCAACGGTACGGGCCGAGATGAGAAAGGCCATTGCAGCCTTATACGGTATCCAGAGCATCTTTATCGGAACCGCTTCAACGGGATCGTCGGGAAGCAGGGGTTCGGGGGCGGCCGCACTGGAGTTTACCGCATCCAACAGGAGGATAAAGGCGTATCAGAAGTTTCTGAACGAGAACTTTTTCAGAAAGGTGACCAAGGATATCCTGAAGGTAAACGACTGGATATACGAGCTTGTCGAGTCCGAAGAGATAGACATACTCAGGGAGAACCAGACAAAGGGCGTGGAAATCAACAATGCGGTACAGATGTACGGTATGGGATTCGATGTCCGTACAGACGGCAACGGCAACATTGAGGTGTCCCAGTTCCCCAACCCTGAAAGGCAGGCCATGATGATGGGCGGCGGAAAGGGTCAGAACATCGGCGAGGGAAACACCGACAAGAACAAAAAGACCGGCCCGACCGGAGACAAGTCTACCAGTTTCGGCGGGGAACCCATGCCTAATACGGCAAGTGATACCGGAGGGGTCGGGGAAAGCTCTCCGACGGCAGACTTTTCATTCGGAATGAAGGCCGCCGACGTAATACGCAGGGGGCTTGCAAACGACTGGACAATAACACACATGTCCAAGGAGCTTGCCGCCCAAACAGATACGGATTTTGACAGTGCAAAGGCGGTAATAAAGACCAAGCTGGGCGGAGCCGTATCATGAAGTCATATGACGAGTCCCTCGAAGGCGTGCAGAGGGAGATACACCGCAACGCACAGAGGGTAAAGACCATGAAGGCAAACAGGGCAAAGCACCACTTTGAGCGGATTATCAACTCCGATGAGCAGACACGCATCAACAAGTATGCCGAGGGGTTCTGCTACGGGTGTGCCAAGAGGGATCAGGTTCTGTCCAGCCTGTGGTTTGCCTGTACTGACTGCATCCTGAAGCGCGGGAGGGCGGGAATCATGGCGACGGCGTGCAGAAAGTTCAATGAGGAGTTCTGTGATTTCTGTGCACAATGGCATCTTGGCGTGTCACAGATAAACATTTCAATGTGCTCGTCGTGTAGGTTCAAGGTCGAACAGGCCCATAAAAAGTACCGCGAAATGGGGGGGAGGGAAAGTGTTCCGTTCCACAAAAAGATGGTGCGTCAGTATGGCAAGGACTATCAGTTATTGTTACAGCAGGGCACTAGGAAGAAGCGGAGGATTGGAGGGTGGACAATCTAGCCTCCAGACGCATGGCATAGTCCAAGTCCTCCTGTGACGGCGGCTCTTCAGCATGTATTTTTTTCCAGTTCCACCACGATTCGGTTTCGCGGGAAAACCAGTTGAGAATCACCGACATTGTATTAGTCCTCATGTTGTATCTCAGATCAAATGATTTTATGTTGCTGTCGTTCAGGTCTGCCCCATAGTACCGCCTGTGAAGCTTCTTGTACCAGACCGTCCGGTTAAACAGCCCCCGCTTTGCCTCCAGTTGACGCTTGTTGGAATTGTACCATATCTGAACCCGGTAATCGTCAGGAACCGCATGTTCTGATGGAACGTGTACGTACGGCTTGTTAAACGATACCGTATGATTCGGGGGAGTCTTCCAGTCGGTCACGAACCAGAACCCCCTCTTGTTGGTGATATATACTGCCTTGACCTCAAGATCGGCGTTGGGGAAGTCCAACCTGTTCAGCTTGCGATACGTGTTATGCGTATCATAAATAAAAAACTCCATGTGTATCATGATATACCGTTCCTCTATTTAATTGTTTATAAACGAAATAATCTATATATTGATCAGCAGATATACCATATTAGCGAACTGGTAAGGTTTGGCCTCACTTCGGACGCTTGGACTTGAGGAGTTCGTAGATCGCCCCCCACAATGCGGGAAGCCTTGACGAAGACAGGGCTTTCTCATGGGGGATTTTTTATAATGTTTATATATGGGTAACCCTGACATATCTCATGGCAAGTACAAGTTCGAAGGCGATTCCGTTTGTGGTACTGCTGATATTTACCGCAACCATCGCGGCTGATGTTTTTCTGGACTTTGAAATCACGGAATCACATGTTGTGGCACTGGGTGCGCTCCTCTCTACGCTGGGACTCGGAGGGGTCTATAACGGCATTAGAAAGGGGTTCATAGCTGCACGCGAGTCCGGTATAAGGGAAAAACTTCAGGGATAATCTATTTAAACTCCCTCCATTTTTTTATATATGTATGGACTATATTCTCAAGTTTGTCACCAAGGGACTGGAAATTGAGGACGACAATGAAAGAATATTTTCCGGACATATCACAGCCGAAGTCGTAGACAAGCAGAACGAATTCATTGCGCGCGACGAGGTGTTAAAGGTAATAGACACGTTCATGAGCATCATACCCGTACTGTCCGAAGTGCATTCAAACCGAATGATAGGAAAGGTGTTATCGTATACCCCGTCGGAAATACACGGGGTTCCGTCGGTCAAAATCAGGGGGCAGGTCTTCAAAAATGACAAGGTGTCCTTATATGACAAGGTATGGGCAAAGGTGGGAAAGGAATACAAGGGGCTCTCAATCGGGGGGGCATCCAAGAAACGGGAGCCGATAATAAAGCAGGGCAAGGTTGTAATGAATTTATCTGATCTGGAGATGTATGAAATCGCACTGTGTGAGGAACCGGCCAACCCGCTTGCGGTAATCGATTATGTCAACGAATTCGCAAAGTCCGAAGACATGATTCAGGACGTGGGGGGAAGAAAGATCATACAGTGTGACAGTATCATGTGTCAGTTTGACGGAATCCAAAAGAAGGACTCTAATACCGATGCAGATACGGACAGTAACGATTACATCTCGGATCTGAGGGACATGGTAACCAAGATATACAGCTTTACCAAGCCCGTGCGGGGACACTCCTGGGAATATTGGCAGGACAAACTGCGTGAGGATCATCCCGATTATACGGATGAACAGATAAATGCAACAATCGGGTCATGGGAAGCCGGATCATAAACTATATAAGCGTTTCCTAAAGGTATTATATAAGAACATGACCGATGAAACACAATCAGTGGTGGAACTTTTAGCGAGTATCCATAAGGAATACAAAGAGACGCAAAAGGCTCAGACCGAGATTCAAAAACAGACAACCGAGACCCTTGCAACCCTGATAAAACAGGGGGAGACCCTTGGGGAGACGGTTTCAAAACTTTCTGATACCCTTGAAAAGACAACTATCCCAGGACAGCAAATGGAAAACAAGCCCAAAAACGACGGTGAGCAGGTCGGAGACCCCGTAAAGGCCCCCAACGAGCTTGCACCGGGACAACCGGGCCCTCTGAAGACCGCACCTACCGATGAACACGGCAGTACCGACAGGGAGTCACTCTCTATGGAGAACAAGGCCGAAGACACGGAGGTAAAAGTGGAAAAAGAGGATGACAAAGAGGACAAGAAAGAAGAGATAGAGAAAGAGGATCACAAGGAGGACGAAAAGAAGATGGAAAAAGAGGATGACAAGGAGGACGAAAAGAAGATGGAAAAAGCTGTTTCACCAGACGGATATGAATATGAGGTAATAAAGGCAGTACGTTCACCGTACATCTCCAACAGAAAGGAGGGTGCTTCAATTCCCAACGGCGCGCAAATCCTAAAGGCTTTCCGCGATGGCTGGGGAGGCAAGCACAGCATGGCAACCAATTCGTATGAGGAAGTTCAAAGACTGGTTCAAAAGATAGGAGGGTTCGAATAATCATGCCTACTTTTCTAGGATTCCAGACACTCGATGATCTGGAGAACTACTACTACGGAGGCCAGTACAACCAGGAGGTAATGAACAAGGCCCAGGGTGGCATCAGTACCGATACAACGGGAACCTTTAACACCGTTTTCGGTGCTATGGTGTGGGCCAACTTCAACCTTGAGGCAAACCTTTTCGGATGCCTGCCCAAGTATCCTTGGCAACGAAGCGGTTGGAGGATTCTGACTGCAAAGGCCGACGACGTTCAGATTGACGGTACAAAGACCGCGCTAACCGGACTGGGGGGAACCCCGCAGGGCGGAAAGATTGCCGATGCACAGCATCCGGTATATCAGGAGGTATCCGTACTTCCAAAGACGGTTCAGTACGTAATCCAGTCAACGGATGTCACAGAGAACTTGGTAGGGACAAGCATGGACGACGTTACAGGTTCCCTTGGATATCAGCGCGTTTACGCGGCTGATCAGATCAAGGAGCTTTTGAACCGTCAACTCCTGTTTAACCCTCTGGATACCGCCGTAACCGACGACGCTGCTGATCTGCTCGAAAGACAGAACATGGAAAGCATCAACCGTGTGGTTGCAAGCAAGGAGGAGTATGACGAATCAGGCAGCTCCATTGCAAACATTTACAACCCTTGGAGGAGAACCGCAAGCATTACCAGAAACACGTCTGATACATGGGACAGTACAATAGAGTCACCGTCAGGTGATCTCGGTACATCCGATGTGATTACCAACGGTATTATTGTTGATACTCTGGCTGATCTTCGAACAGCTGGTGGAAAGGAGCCGACGTTCCTTGTGGGCGGACAGGACACCTATTCCGAGCTGCAAAAGCTGTATATCAACGCGTACCGAATCGAGAATCAGGGACTCCTGAGGGACTCGTTACAGGTAAACGTGAACGGTATCTCTACATTTGACGGTACTGGCGTAGGACTTCATATTTCAACGGTTTATGGTCTGCCATATATCCCGACAAAGGATGCGACTCCGGGCAGGACTAGCGGCGATGCGGGGAATCTTTACATTCTCAACACCAGTGCCGACAGATATGACCCGACTCGACCCTTGCTGGGAATTCAGACATTGAAGCCAATCCTGTACTATGAGGCTTCCGAGAGACAACCAATTTGGCCGTTCTCAAATGACAGTTTCACTAACAGGGCAGTATACGAGGCTCTATTGGAGCTAACGTGTACCAACTTCAAAGCTCAGGGTAAGATCGTAAACATCAAGCGTGGCGCATAACCACATTCTTTCTTTTTTTTTTATACATTTATATTAGAGTACGTATCATACCGTTTCATGATTGAATGGATCTTGACGGGAACATTTGCGGGGTTCTTCATATCAATTATGTTCTTTCTTATGTTTTATGATAACATTGCTTCCCGTCGTAATGAAGAATACGTTCAGACCCTATGCAAGATATGTGCAATGGGAATGGTTGTATCAGGGGTAATCGGAATTATGTACATGTTTCATTTGGAGATGCTTTCGGTTTGAAGTACGGATATACCCTATTCTGTCCGGCGTGTGTGGGTGTATGAAAAATGAAAATGACATGTAAATGCGGAAGAATACACCATGTAAAACGTTCATATTATGGTTTATGGTACTGTAAATGTGGAATGCTAC